TAATTGATCGATTGGAACTCTAGACTTTCTTTGATTGTTGTAGTCATCATTCATTGCTGCACCAGCGAAGAATATACGTTTGTGGTCAAAAGCTGATTGTAGGGATTCATTAGCTAATCTAATCCAAGCTGATGTCGGCTTTCTCAAGAATACGAATTTTTTATCTGATTTGTTATATTGATTCTTAAGCCTCCGTAGATTTTTATTATAGTCTTTAGATTTGTCCAGATCAGCCTCTATCACTCCTAAATTAAGATTTTTCTTTTTAAATATATCGCTCTCATTACAAGAATTGATAAATTGGACACCTCCGTTGTAATCACCAACTACTGCAGATATATTAAAATGAGTAAGCACATAAACCATATATTTTATGTGGGTTTTTAAGCTGGCTCCTGATAGAGCGTAACTGTGGACTATTGTGCCTTTTTTAGTTTGCTTGTTCAGTTTTATAAGCATCATCGCAAAATCATCAGAACTTTCACTTTCAGACCACGATGGGTCAAAAGCTAATATATATTCATCTCTAGGATTGCCTATAACTTCCACAGATTGGCCCTCACCGTCAGGTACAGTACAATTAGCCATCTTACTCACCTTAAAGTATCCTGAGCTATCATCAGTGAAAATAGCTCCAAACTCTCGATCAAACTGAGATTGACTCATTGTTGATTTAGATTGGTTGATTAAGCTCTGATCATAAAGTTGTTCTGGCGCACAATCATAACTAAAATGCATTATCGTTCTATGCGCTCCATCTTGATTGTTCTCATTTAATATTAAAGATTCGTATTTTTGATATATTTTATAAAGATATTCAAATTTATAAGAGGCAGAAGATAAACCAATGATTTTGTTGTTTGGCCACCGTTTTCTTTCTTCTTCCTTCATTTTACCCTGCTCTATCATCTTAGTCTCTAGATCGTAGACCTCCTGTCTCTCAGTAGGATTCTCCACAACAGACAAAAAAGGTATAATGACCTCATTGTAAATTTTTTCAGGCATCAACAATAATTCGTCAATGATCATCCTCTGGAAACGAAAACCCCTCAACTTTTCTCCGTCACCTAAAGGTAACGCTCTTATGCTGCTCCGACCTATCTCCATCACCCATTCATCATTCATTTTAGATGTGCGAGTGATACACTGAGCAAAGAATGTTGCTTTGGGGCTTTTAGCAATATCTTCTATCTTTTTAAAAATCATTTTAGATTGTCGAAAAGACTTTGATATAATACCTATTTGAACACCCTGATTAAAAATAGCGTCTAATAGCGCGAAAACGCCTGTAGAGAAGCTTTTGGACATTCCGCGACTCCAGATCCCCAAAAAGTAATCGGACTCCATCATGGACTTGATAGCCATATGCTGGAAAGGGAATAATTTTACCCCTGTAAGCAATTCACAAGCAAAAGAAGGATTCTCTCTAAAAAATTTATAAAGGAGTATCTTAGCTTCCGCTTCTTCTAAATACCCCTCTTTTTCTAGAATGAGTTTGTTTATATCCTTGTACTCTCTGTGGAGCTTCTGTTTTCCTGTTTCCCAAGCCATCTTTTTTAATTTCTTTGTCCCAAAAATATTGAAGGTCTACTTTCCATAGCTTCTTTCCTAAAACAAGGATTTTGGGTATAAGTTCCTCGCTTTTCTCCCTAGAGCCACTAAACACAAATTGACAGCAATCAGTATACTCAGATTGTATAGAACGCATCTGATGATAAACATAATCTAATTTAAATTTCTTGAAGCCTTTTTTATTAGTGGCCCACATATCATCAAAAGCTGTTTCTGTAACTATATAAAGAAAACAACCAATAGATCTACATCTTTCTAACTCTTTTATAAAACGCGAATACCCATTTGTAATAGTAGAGCAGAAATCCTGGTAAGACTTCCTATCCACAAATGTATAGTCATATAGATCACCGCCCACGGCATAGTCACCCACATCCAATTTCAATGAGTCAGAATTATTAAAAGATAATGGCTGTTGTTCCCTAGTGTCAATTAGTATAGGTGTATCACTATAATCTTTTTGGAAATCTTTTGGTAAAGACGCTGATAGCATGGGGAGCATATCGATATGCTGACAGGTTTCACGATAACTGCCAAACATCTGTTTACAGATGTCAATATCGGGAAGACCACCCGTTAGTAGGTAAGTGGACGGTGGACCTGCTTGAATGCCCTTGGCTCCTAGCTTTTCTTTTAAAGACTTTTTTATAAATTCTCTAACCTCTTCTCGCGGAGCCTGATCGCACCACTTTTTCATATTAGATATATTGATGAAGTCAGTAGCGAAATACTGATCGTAATTTTTATACTCTATCGGTTGATTAGTTAACTTATCAAAACGTGGGTAATATTTCACATAATAGTCCCCCACAAATAAATCATGGACTTTTATATGAGTGTGTAAGCTTCTTCGGCTTTTAAACTCCTTTCCACATTCCTGACATTTAAATTGCATCTTCTTGACTTATTCCTAGAACTCTAGCTTTCCACTCCGCCATTCCTTCAAGCCTTTCAGCTTCTTCTTTGATTGATTCTTTTTGCATCTCAGCTATTCGTATCATTGTCTCTCTTTCTTCCTGTTCTTGGAATAATTGAACGATAGATAAAAAAGATGCGTTCTCCTTCTGCATTTTCTTCATGCGCTCTCCCCTGTCGCCCTGAAGCTTCTTTGTGAGGTTCTCAATGCGAGTTTCGCACTGATGATACTCGCTACTCTTAGTTTTTATAATCTCTGCTAAACGGATAGACATTTCCTGTTGCTCATCAGCGTCATCGAACATACTGTTCAATTTATTTAGGTGAGCGCTTATGACTTCTAAGTTTATAACCTCTTTGCAGACGTTTAAATAAAGATTCAATTCATCAGCTGTTAGATCTGGTTTATCCCATGTCAATCTAACAAATTCATGTTCAAACAAAACTCTATCTTCTTCGTTTAAAAAATTATTAATAATCTTTAAAAATCTAGAGTTAGAAAGGTTTACTTTAAGCTTCTCTATACAAATTTGTTTTTGTCTGTTGAGTTTTTTCTCGTTTAATGTTAGTCCTGTAGCATCATTTACTTTTTTTATGATTCGCGAAGGGGATTTTGGAGAAATGTAAGAATTTAACGCTCCCGAATCTTGAGATGGTAAAATATCTGGGTTTACCTCTCTAATCTTCTCTAATACTACACGTTGTTCAGAACTTAGAGGTTTTACATTTCTAGACGGGAAAACTATCTTAGCTATCTCCAATGAAGACAATCCCTCTTCCGCTTGCTGCAGAATGAATTCTCCTTGCTCTTTTGTTAAATTTATAACTTCAGCAGGTATTCTACTTGTTGTTTTGAATTTTATTGAGTTCTCCACTAGGAACTTACGAACAGCGCGACCTTCTTTAGATCTGCCGTCTAAAGACTCATCGCCAAAGCATTTCTTTGTCAAATCAATAAGATCTGGCATATCTTGAGAATTAACTCTTAAAAACTCTTTTTGATCTTTATTCAGCTCCATCACCTATAATATCTTGCTCCTTTAGTATCTCTATAGCTACTTGTAGGAATTTCTTCTTAAGATTCTTCACTTGCCTGTAACCAAGCTTTCTTTTTTGCGGGGATATCTTATATCCCATAAATTTAGCCACATCTTCTTCACTACTGCTTTCAAAGTATAACATTCTATAAGCTATGTAATGATTATGCTTTAGACGAGATTGCATCTCGAAATTCAACTTTTCAAGTGAAGACGAGAAGTCAAAGTCTAAATATTCTTTATTTGCTACTTCTTTTATGAAATCCTCTGTAGAAAGCGGTATTTTTAATTCTAAACCCGCTTTTTTAGACTTTTCCCACTTCTGACAAATAGGGCAGGTAGATGAGTCATGATCTGGCTCTTGATAATTGGGGCAAGGATTTACATAATTGCCGTAATGATTTCTTACTAGGTTTCTTATTTGATTAGATATAATCCTACCTATCCACGGTTCAAGAGGTCGCTCTTGATCCCACATGTCCCACTTCTTAGCAATGTGAACTTTTATAATTTGTTCTACATCTTCAAAGTCAAACCACCTAACAGCATTCAGCCGACATTTATACTGCTGTTTCTTT